GAAGAGACCAGTTACACCTTGACCGAAGATACCTAATCTTTCTAACGGTTCGTATGCAGCTAATCTGTTTTGTTCTTGTAGTGCACCTAGTACAGCTTGTGCTTGAGCTTGGTTTGCGGCGCCCACCTGACCCGCTCTTGCAATGTCTGTTCCTTGTAATGCTTGTAAAGATTGACCTAGTCCTGTTTGGAATTGTCCAAGACCTAGTGAACCTTGTGCTAAATTTTGTTGTGCTCCGGCTAACGCTGCTCTTTGTCCTGCCATACCTGCTTGTTGCCCTGCTTGAGCTGCTTGTGCTTGACCTAAACCAAGTTGTGCTTGACCTAAACCTAACTGGTTTAATCCTAATTGTGCTTGTTGTTGTGCTAAACCAGATGTAGCTGCACCTAAACCTAATTGGCCTTGTGATAATGCTACTTGGTTTTGTAAATCTGCTTGTCTTGCAGCTTGTGCTTGACTAAATCCTTGTGCTTGCAACTGTGCTTGTAATGCTGCTCTGTTTCTATCTGATCCAGTTTGATATTCTGATTGTAAAACACCTTCACGACCACCACCAAAACCACCAAGTGCTACTGCTTGATCTGATATTGCTTGTTGTCTTGCTGCTGCTTGTCTGTCAAATTCTGCTAATGTTGTATCAATAACTTGTTGTTGATATGGTGACATGTAAGAAGATATAGATCCTAATCCTGTTCCTGCTCCAGTTCCAGTTAATCCTGCTGCAGTTCCAAGTCCTGTTCCTGCTGCACTAATAAATGGTGATACTCCACCAAGTGTTGTGCCCGCTGTGCCTAGTCCTGTTCCTGCTGCTGATATAAATGGTGATACACCTGCAGTTGTTGTTCCTGCTGTGCCTAGAGCTGTTCCTGCTCCTGTTAATTCTTGTCCTGCAACTCCTAATCCTGTTTGTGCTAAACCTAATCCTTGTTGTGCAAACTGTCCTTGTTGTGCTGCTCCTGCAGCTTGCGTTGTTGATCCTGCTCCAGTTAAAAATGGTTGATATGATCCAAGACCAGCTGTTGTAAGATCTGTTGCTTTTTGTTGTAAAGCTGTTTGTCCTGCAACTGTTGGTGCAAACTTACTTGTATCAAGTGGTGCTGCTGTTGCAGCTGTTAATTGTTTTGCATAATCTGTACCAAGATCTTCTATAAACTGTGCGGGTAATGCTCGTGTTTCTGTTATTGCCATTATAATACTTCTTCCAATCTTTGTTGTGTTGCAAACATTGCTCTAGCACCTTCAAGTCCTTGTGATGCTTTTGATACTTTACCGCCTGCTTCTAAATTTTCCATCATGTTTGCCATGATCTCTGCTCCTTTGTCTATATCTCCATCTCCTGCATTTCTAACAGCATCTGCAGTAAATACAAACTCATTTTTTGATAGTCTTGCTGGAACATCATCTGCTCTTTCCTGACCACCAATAGCTACAAAACCACCTTCGTTTCTGTAATCTTTTTCCATACCACCCATGTCCATGAGCCCACCTTCTTGAGCCATCATTCTACCACCCATCATAGGCATACCTCTACCCATCATAGGATTCATCATAGGATTCATTCTAGCCATCATAAGATTCATCATAGGATTCATTCTAGCCATCATAGGATTCATCATTGGTTGTCTCATCGGCATCGGCATTTGATTTGGCATTGTTGGTGTTGCCTGAGCTATACCTGTTGACTCATCATCAGGAAATGATGTTGTATCTACACCTTCCGATACCATTGTTATTGGAGGTAAACCTGCGCTACCACCTTGTGATAATTTTTGTTCTTCTTCATCATTTATTCCATACAATTCGTTTAATGCAGCCATTCTATTTTCCGCAATTCCACCATTAGCTGCATAAAAATTTGGTGCCATAAATGGAAAATCTGCAGGATTTAAATTACCTGCTAATGCTTCTCTTCTAATTCTAGGAATGTCTAATGATGGTCCACGAGCAGCTTGTCCTGTAATTGTATCTAAATCATCTTCTTCTTGTTCACCCATAAATAATGGTAATGAAGATAATGCAGTAATACCACTAAAAATACCTCTATTAGTTAAACCACCTAAAGAACCATATCCATCTTTAGTTAAACCTAAACTTTTTAATAAACCAGGTGTTCCACCATCCATACCTACTCCTTTAGCTCCCATTAAAAATTTACCTAAACCACCAGCTGCTTTCATTTGACTTAAAGCAGTTCCTTTTCCAAATAACAATGGAGCATAATTTGCTCCAACTGCAAACAATGCAGCTTTACCTATTGGTGATTTTGCAATTTTTTTAATTCCTCTACCAATTTTTTTTACTAACTTACCTAAAAAGTATCCTTGTCTAAGGTCCGTGATCCCTCCACCAGCATAACCGATTCTACCACCGTCTGCTGCAAACACTCTAGGATCAACTCCTAATGCAACCATGGCATTTCTGTTTGCTTGATCTACATCATACTCGTTAAATGATGTTGTCTGTTGAAATCTATTTTCAAAATCTGTTGCGTCGGCATCTGTTACATCTACATCTGTTGTACTAGTTGTTAAAGATGGAATAATTGGTGGAATATATCGTCCATCTTTTTCGTCTCCTTCAAACGGTTTAGGAAAAGCACCAGCAGCTGTTAAATATTTTTCTCCTTCTTCTGTATCAAAAAAATTTGGAGTAATCATATTTCCAGTTGGATTAACTTTGTATAAATCTCTTATTAAACCTTTTGCTACTGCAGTACTAAATTTTTTTTCTTTACTAGGTATAAGACCTATTTTACTTAAAGTTCCTATAAAAGGAATAAAATTTTTATATTTATTAAAAGTTGTTGGTTGTAATTGAGCATTAATAATTGCTTTTGCAGTATTTAAATTTTGTTCAACTGTTCCTCTATCATCAACAGTTGTTGTAGGTGCTATTGAAACTGGTTGTGTTCTTGGAGTAGTTGTTCGTGCAACAGAATATTGTTCTCTTCTATTACCGCCATTTCCACCATTGCCTGTATTTGTAGAACCACCACTTGCTGGATCAGATTGTCCACTTTGATACCCACCTGGTCCACGATAACCTGGTCTTGAACCATCTGCATTGTTTTTAACAAGTTGTGCAATTCCACCTTCATTCATAGTTGATCTTTCCATTTTAATAAAAGTATCTATATCTATTATAGGCATTCCAGGTCTTTGTTCTTCCATATCATATTTATATTGTTCGTATGCTTCTAATTCTTCTTGAGTATAACTAGCCATTTGTATTTCTTTTGGTGATTTAGGTCCTTCATTACTTGAGTAAGTAATTTTTGGTGCACCCGTATCTAGTGATTCTAATCCTGTTTTCATATAATTTTGTATGTTAATTTTAAAAGCAGGAATTTAACCTGGGGTCGTTAATAATACTTGTTTTTGTCAAGTAAATCAAGCCTATGTTGTAACTTCTCTAGGCTTAATCTCTAAAGCAGATAACACTACATGTAGCCTATTTGCTGTTGCTGCTGTCACTTTTAATATCTCACTTTCCTCTAATACCAAAGGTGCTGATAATAGTTCCGTGGTCCCATTAGCAGATATTGATTTAGTCTTAAATAAACTAAACAAAGCAGTATCTGTATCTGTAATAGTTACTGTTATAGTATCCGCATTACCTGAATCTTCTGAGACTAATATAGACTTAATTACAGCTGTTGTAGCTGATGGCACTGTATATAATGTTGTAGCCGATGTAGTTGTTAGATCTACTTTTTTGTTTACAAATGAATTAGCCAAAGAAAAAAGCCTCCGCTTCTGCTTCTTCTTTTAAATCTTGTTGAAAAGAAGTGTTTAATTTTTGTACTATACTATCTACATCTCTAACAAAAGATTGTTGTATTTGTTGATCGTAGTTTTCTAAAGGTTGTGTTAATGATTGTACTATTCTTGCCATTATCTTCTTCCGTCTGGTTGTATGTCTAATCTAAATGTTCCTAGTTTCCAAAACTGACTTGTGCTTGTGTTATCAACTTTTAAAGATATTGATCTAGCACGTGCACGTGTATCTATTTTATAATACTCTTCTTATTTTCATCATAAACTCACCATCACCTGCTAATCCTTGTTGACCTATATCAAAGTCACCTGATTCTATTGATGCAGTAATAGATGAAGTAGCACCTTCTCGTATCTGATCTAATCCTGTTTCGTGTTCATAATAATAACTAACACCATCTGTGTTTCCTTGTACATATGTTGCAGAACCAGATGTGCCATTAGAACTTGTATCATATTCTGATGCGTGAGGTTTACCAAATACTGCAGAATCTTGCCAAGAACTTCGTGCTAATGTGCCTGTAGTCCATACTGGACGTTCTGGTGTTGAGTCTAGATAATTATAACAAACCATTCTATTAACCGTGTTTGCTCCTGAGTTAGGATAAAACCACATAACTTCTCCAAACAAGTTATTAAGGCCTGCATTAATATGTTGTTTAGGAATTGTATTAATATCATCGTAAACATGATCTTCTACTAAACACGGTAATGATTCTAGTTTACCCGTGTATCTAAAAAATCCATTTTCTGACATCCAATAAGCAGATCCATCAACCTCAACGGCTGCGTTCTTACCAATCAATCCACAGTTTGTGCCAACTTGTTGAAACGAGAATGTAAATGGAGCACCAACAAAACGCATAATAAATAATGCAGTATCAGTCCAAACATAAATTGCATCCCTACCTCTAATGGCTCCAACAATTTTAGATCCATCTGCTAATCTTTGTGTGCCTGCTGTATTAATTGCACTAGGTGTATAAGCATCACTACCATTAATATTTTCTTGATCAGAAAATCTTATAAACATTTCATCTCTTGTGCTTGATGTGCCAACAGTTGTTTCTGTTCCAAAAAATATTAAGTGCCTGTCTGGTGATGATACCAAACTAAATGATGATGCTGTTGGTGCGTTTGCAAGTATTGTTGCTCTTGTGCCTGTTGCACCTGTTGGATCAGAATCCCATTCAAAAGTTTCTCCACCAAATATAGTTGCAATAAGTTTATTACCAAAATTATCTAACGACCATAAACCTGGCGCTGTAACAATATCTCCAGATGCTGCAGCGTTCCATGCAAAATAATTAGATGCATCAGTTACAGTTGCACCTGATGAATGTGATGCTGCTGTTGTACCATTAGCACCTCTTGTTAATCCAGATAATGTACCACCACTGTTTGATGT